GTTAGTAAAGTTTATGTAGGTTTTTCCTGATGACACATCTGTTAAACTTGTTACGTTTAAACTTTCTTCCAGCGTTGTGCTTGCGTTATACCCTGCATACACCTTCGCCGCACTCTGCTTAGTCAGCGTGACCGGACTTGTGCCATCACTTGCACTGATTGTGTTTACTCTTAGGTCACTCATGCTATCACCAGATTACCGTTTACAGTCACGGTAACTCCTGTTGCTAGGGTTAGTGGGCCAGCGCACAGGGCGTTGGTGTTAGCTACTACTGTGACGCTAGTGTTTAGCTCACTCTCATGTACCCGAAAGATGTCTGCCGTTCCACCACCGCTGTCACCAAGGAAGCTACCGCCACCTAATACAAGGTTGGGATCTAGCTTGGCTTGTGTAATAGAACCGTCAGGTGGAACTGTAGCCTGTAGTGCTAGTGCGTTATAGACCACATAGATGTCGTCAGAGGCCACTACAGAACCTGTGAGGGTAACTGTAGTTCCTGCTGCTGTATAAGCCTCAGTAGGCTCCTGACGGACGTTATTGATGTATAGATCAATAGCTTCTGAACTAGCTACAGCATGAGACAGTGTTAGTGTCGTACCTGTAGCACCTGTGAGGTCTTGCTTAGGGGGAGTCTTACTAAAGCCTTGTGCTTGTTGATTACCAATGTAACCCATAGTTCTCTCCCTTATGTACTGATGTCATCAACGGCAGATACCCACACATCTAAGGATGCTGCTGTGTCTGATTTAACCCACAGTCTGTCACCACTGCTAACCACTACCTTTGCGCCACCATCAAGTAGCTGTAGTGCGCCGCCAGCAGCGATAGGTGCGCCTTTAATGAGGTACACATCCGCTGTGCCATCGTTAATGTAAGCATCTACTGTAATTGCGTTAGCAGATGTATTAGTCATGTGGATACCTACAATGGTATCGTAACTGTCAAAGTTTGCCCCATCAGGAATATCAGCGGCTGTAGTGCCTACGCCCTGTAGGGTATATCGTCTAAAATTTTGTGCCATAATATTTCCTTATTTATAGGGCTACTGCCATTGCGATTGCGAAACCAGCAGTTGCTGTTGAACCTGCTGCTATTACAGTTGCTTGCCACGCTGCACCATCGTATACGTAAAGTTGACTAGCAGTTGTATCAAAGTATAGATCACCAGCATTTAGTGGATCACCGTCATTGTCTACTGTTGGTGCTGAACTCTTTGGCCCAAGGTACGTATCATCAAAGTTATCCACAGCGGCTGCTGCTTGTTCTGCCCAATATCTAGCTGAGTAGTTTACACCATCAACAGTAGTATTAGCATCGTAACTAACACCACCACCTAATGACCACTGCTTGGCAGAGCCAGAAGGGTTTGCTGCTTGAGAGCCAATAGCATACTCTTTAGCTGAGAACTCAGTACCATCAACACTTGTTGTAGTCTTTGTTGCCCATTCTTGAGATGCACCAGCACCTGCTGTGTTAGTAACATTAGTACCACCAATAGACCATGCCTTAGCTGAGTAGCCTGTGGCATCCACAATACCTGTGGTCTTGATAGCCCATTCTTGTGCATTGGTTTTGCTGGTTGCAGCATTAGTCTCACTTGTTCCAGCATTAGTAGCTGAAGTAGCTGCTGCATCCTGATAGTGTTTAGCTGAGTAGTCAATAGTCACACCGTCTGACAGTGTGTACTGTGATCCAATAGGATGAATAGCCAGCTTAGTAGCATCAGGAATAATAGAGCCTGTGGCTGCTGTTACCTGTGCAGATGCGGCTGCTGTAGCCTGTACCACGGCTGCTGCTGAGATGCCATCAGCGTAAGCCTTAGTAGCTGCATCAGTAGTAGCAGTAGGTGTTCCTACGTTCTTAATAACACTGCCTAAGGCATCCCACTTGTTGTCAGTACCTAGCTGAATAGAGTCTTCTGCTCTATCCACAGATTCCTGAGAAGCATGGAAGACCTGAATGTTACTATCATCCAAGTCTTCTTCAGTCAATACTGAGCCAGACGCAAAGTCAATTGCACGTGCTGTTAAAGATGTAGTACGCCGCACCTGTACCAGAGTTCCGGTAGCTGGTGCGCTTGTTAATAGTACAGTAGAGCTAGAAGGAAAAGTTAGACCTGTCTCAGCCACACCGTTAACGGTTACACTGATTTCAGCAGTGTTCTGATATGTAAAGGGAATAGAGAACTGCGTAGTTGCATTATCCCCTGTATAGTTTTGATATGAAAAAGCCATTTGTTTTCCTACTTAGTTTGCTGCTTCATTAGCTACTTTGTTTAATGCTTGTTTGACTACATAAAGAGAAGAGAAAGGAGCAAGTCTTAATGATTTACGCCACTCTGCCTCAGTCATGTCGTCCTCTCCTACCATATTACCTACAGCTTGTACAGCATTGCTAGCCATACCTAAAGCTGGTGGGGTAAGTGAATATGAATTACCATTCATCATACCTGTTGTTACTTGTGCTAAGTATCCAAAGATACTGGCAACACCAATAAGTTCCATAGAACCTTTAGTAAAATTACCAAGACTCATGCGTTCTTTAATATACTCATCAGCATCACTACGTCCAGCCGCTGCCATGTGTACTTTTGCCATATACATAAGAGAACCCATAAACATACTGCCCATGATTACCTTACCTACAGCTATATCACCATGTCTTGCTCTAACACCCAAACGCATTGTCTGTTGTTCTAGAGCAGCTAGTGGAAAGCTAAGGAACTGAGTAACTGTTTTACCCCACTCACTACGAAAAACACCATTAACTGAGCCTAAGTTCATCTCTTGTACATTCTGAGTAGCCTCACGATAGACAGAGATAGAGAAAAGCTCTCTTACTTCATCAGCAGGTAAGCCAGCACCAGAAGGTAGATCCCACCTGTCAATGTTTAGTGACTGTAGAACCTTACCGTTGCTTCTAGTTGTAGCATGTTTTCTAATGTTAGCAAAGATAGCTGCTTGCATATCTTCATTAATACCTAGCTGCTCCATCTTGATCTTAGAGAACGGTGGTTTACCCTGTGCTGCTGCTCTTGTCCACTGTGACGAATAGTTTAGCATAGAGATACGCCGTAGACTAGCTGTCACACCAGATAGACCTGAGAGGATAGACACATGTTCACGCATCCTACCCAATGCTTCATCAGTCTTTGTAGGCTGATCTGGCATCATAGCAGCATCCATGTCACCACCTTCAAAACGAGAAGCCCTGTTGAACTTAGAGGTAACTATGTCACCACCTAGTCCTGTCATCACTTCTAGTTCACGCAGGAGTGCGTCATCTAGTTGTCCATTAGCTGCCTTTGAGTAAAGTCTACGATACTGTGGCATTGTGCGTAGTAGAACAGGCAAAGAGTATTCCATAAGTGAGTTTGTAATCTCCATGAGTGCTGCCATTCCTGACATACCCATGTTAGTTATAAAGCCATATTCACGTATACGTCTATGAAACTTTCTTCCCGCATCACTAATGTTTTGTTTGAATACATGCTGACCAGTAATACCATCATACATATACTCTAAAGCTCTAACCTCACCATCGTTACCTACAAGACCCAATGCAACATTCTCTTGCTTAATCTTTTCAAGAAAGTCATCAAACGATGAACCAGCAACATTAGTATTAATACCATTACGAGCCAATCCTATTCCACCTGCCATCTGGAACACATAAGCATTATGTAAGTTCTCAATGTCAGTCTCTAGTAGCTCTCCAAAGGAAAGTTCTTCTATGTCACCTGCTAGTGTTTTAGCATTAATCTTAACATTCTCATCTAGTAATAAGCGAGGCTGTGCGCGTTTATGTGCGCGAATACCCTTGGACTTAGTGACTGCCTCAATGACACCTATGATAACGTCATCATCTAGCTCTTCTCTTTTGAGAGCAGCAGTTAGTTGTTCTACTGTTAAGTCCAAGCCACCTGTAGGTGCGCCTATTTTATAAGGACGATCCATAACATTCTTAGCATAACCAGCAGCCATTTTACGAATATAAGTTTTGACCATTTTATCCGTAATCTTTTTTAGTCCCTTGTCCTGTAAAGAACGCCTGACTGCTGCTTCAATATCTGGTTGTGCAGAGCGTATAGCAGCTTCTACTAAGTCAGCAAAGACTTCGGAATCTGCTCCATACTTAATACGTAGTCTATTGATGTTGGAATCACTAAACAAGCGTGGTAGATAGTTAGGATGATTATCTAAGATGCCAGATGTAAAGCCAGCTACATTGTACTTAATAGCTAAGTTAGCTAACTCTTTCTGTTGCCTCTGTACATCATCAGCAACTTGTCGTACTTCCTTAGGTACATCCATACTTGGGTCACGAATAGCTCTTGCTACTAGTGTGTTAAAGTCTTGTAC